GTGAGGAACTGGTTTTAAGCCTTTATTAGGCATTAAACGTAAATTTTCTCGAAATCGAGTATCTCTCTTATATTTGGGTACACTAATAGGTGCTTCCCCAGCGCGTGCACCGTCGCGCTTATCTCCTAAAAAGGCATGCATATAACTATCGTATGCAGCAGAAGCGACAGGAAAAAGGCCACGAACTGCTCTCTTAGTCTTGTTCGTAGGATGCGACAAATAATCAGAAGCTCGATAAATAGGATAAGAAACACGAGCAAAAGCATCAGTAACATAATTTTGAAAGGAGTTCCCTCCCTTTCCAAGTTTATTGCGAAAACTTTTGTAATCGTACACATCTTTACTAGCTTCAAACATATTAAAATTTGTAGGATACCAAAAAGTTGCAAAACCTACAAATGGAGTTTTGGTCGCTCCAGCATTTAGGATTAAAAAAAGAAAAACCTAAATGTCTTGAATGTGATCATCGCTGAACCTGGGCACAGGCCCAGCGCTAACATGTGCTGTATGTTCACTTTCATCTAAATACAAACTATACGCTGAAACAAAATCACGATTCAGAATAAGTAATTCATTGTAAGAAAATTCATTTTTGTCAGCAGGTTGGCGCAATGAAAGAAAATGACGCTCAAACAACTCAGAAATTAAACGGTCAAGTGCTGAGCGAAAACCCGTTAAAAAATATGATTCAATTTTAACTCCAAGGAGACGACCCAACGTTTCGCGAACATTACGCTTGTTGCCACCATAAAGTAAAGAGGCCATAAGCTTTTCTTTGTTATTGGGTACTGGCACAACATAACCATACATCCATTTGAAATGTTGCGAACAATAAGAAAGAGTCTCCACGGGTTGCCAACCAGTTGTCAAACCAAATTTTGGCTCCCAACCATGGTCCTTGAAGATGTTAAAAATTTTATGCGGTGTAAAAACATCTTCAATTTCAGGGTGAACAGTCAACAATGAATCATCACCACAAGTGACCAACTCGCAATAACGTCGAAAATCATCTAAGTTGTGCATTGATTCTTCTGTTATCAAGCACCAAGCATAATACCAGCGAAATTCATTAATCATACAGTTATCCAAAATAGTATTAATTTGCCCACTAGGATTACCTGTATGTTTACGAATCAACTCGCCTGTGTCCATTAAGATGCGTGTATGCACAACCTCAGCGTAATAGCGTTGCATGGCGCTCAACACCTCAGCTGTTTGCAACTTTGCATCCAACAGATTGAAGCGAATGTTCATAACTTGCGTAAATTCTTCAATAGAACAACTACCATCGAAACCCGCGTAATCCAATTCAAGTCCTCTCTTGAAGAGGTTACCACGTTTCAAACGCAAGTATAGGTAGTGCCAGCCTTTGTAAAACTTACTAAGACCGACAGTGCAGGGTATCATGTGCTTGCGAGCCAGTTCATAAATACGTAAATTCATAGGACCAAAAAGGCGGATACCAGCAGCTTGAGTATTCATTGGGTTGGCCAAAATAACCCTGGAATTATGAGATAATATTTTACTCTTCTTTTTAGGTTCTTTTTTACAACGGGTTGTCCAAATTCCATCAAATTTAAAACCCCAAAAACAATCGTCAACATGCTGGCGAATTTCTTCTTCAGCAAGGGCTTTTTCTTTGGTTTGATAGAAGAGACTGTAAGGATAGCCAGGACTAGTCTGCAAATCAAAATAATCCATGTAGTCAAAAGCCAAGCGTGCCCCTTGGCAAACTGACCAGGACTGGGCAACCATACGCCACGCTTTGTTGAAAGCCGCCATATTATAAGTGGGCGAGTCGCGGGAATATTTTGAAGTTGCATTAAAAGATGTATGAGTGTCACCACGAGCAAATGAGTAATCACCAACATCTAAACCTTCCTCTATCAACCAATTACGAATATACCTATTCTCGGGTAAATTACTATTATTAGGGTAACCTGAAACGGACTTGTATTTACAAATCCAATCAAAATGTTTACCTTCTAAGTATCGCCGAAAATATAAACTAGGATATTGTGCCGTCATATCGGCGACCATAGCCTTCTGAAGAAACTGAGGATAATTGGCCTTAGAAGGGCTCGGGCCTACCATTGAAAATCCTCAGGAGTTGTCTCAAAATCAAAATATTGGTGATCCAAAGAAGTGTCAATTATATTTTCAATGCTATTGACAACCTCAGCACCTTCGGCTTCCACAATTGAAGATAGTTCAGCACCGACAGTCTTGACGTATGGGTTTAGGCCACCATTTGGTTGACCATGCATGTGACAAGCAGCGACAAGACCATCACCGACAATATAAGGAGCACCACAATCACCAAACTCAGTTGGGATGTCATGACACATTTGATCGTTTTTGAATCGACCACCACCGCTTAATTTTTGTCCTTCATTACCGTACGTGGGAATTAATAAAGAAGAACCCTCACGTGGTCGAGCTTTAGACCAACGGAGGGAGCGGTATTTAGCCAACTTAGCAGCTAACTCACTCCAAATCGGATAACTCAATAAGTGATTAACTATAGGAGGCAGACAAACATCGCTGCGACAATCTTTCAGATCAACTTCTTGTGATATGACATTAGTGCCATCTAAAAAGGCAAGCCAGCGTTTACCTACCGGATGGACATCATGACAAGGGAAATAAACTCTGCCACTAATAATGGTGCAATGACCAACAGCACCAGACCAATTTTGAGTATTCTCATTACTCATGAACAGGCGCCCACTACAAAAGGAGTAAGGTGAGGACCAATAATCAGTAAACTTTATACCACCGGCTAAAGTTTCAGGCTTCTTATCGTCCTTCTTCTCTTTCTCTTTCACCTTCCACTTATTGTCAATCATTACTTTAGGAGTTGGGCGACGATCATAAGCAACTGCCTTAAGGTGATTGAAAGGACAACCACCAGGACAATTACTTAAACGACAATTAGGTGTGACCCTACGAACAGCTTCTTTAAGGTTAACTTCATCTAAAAAAAGGGCAGGGTCATGTGAAAATTTACAATTACTCTGACAACTATGCTTTATGCCACGCAATGTGGCATAATTGGTCATTAAGCAAGGGAACTGATGTCTAACCATTGGTTTAGTAGGTAAGGCAAGTCTCTCAACTTTTTCATCAACAACCTTAGTTTCCCCATAACCGGTGCCACCACCAATGTCAGTATCAAAATGAAATTTGTCCTTAACAAAAAGAGGTATGTCGTATCGGCCTGGAGGAAGACTTTCACCAGTTTCATTATCAACAAGTCCACGAACAACTTCCATGTAAAGGACTTGGCCATCATTATCATGCCAATACAAATATGTAAGGTCCGAACGTCCTTCGTTGATCTTTTCAACAGGTTCAAGGGTAACTAAGGGATGTAAT